GCGTATAAACCTTGTCTTTGTTGTACTGTTTCAAGATATGGATTAACTTGACTTAAGAATTGATTTCTTGTTGCGATTGTGTTTTGTTCAAATACTAAGTTATTTGCTACTTGAGAAATATAAGATTTTAAAGCAATTAATAATCTTCTTACGTTTACTCTATCTAAAGCAGATGCTTGAGTTTGTAATGTTTTCTGACCATATACTACAACTCCAGTTCCTGGGAATGTAGCAATTGGGTTAACTTTACCTTGATATAATGTATCTCTGTTTGCTTGAGATAATTTTTGTTCTGCTCTAATTACATTTCCTAATCCACCTCTGTTAATACCTGCAGGTGCAAACCAAGGCTCACTTACAGAATCATTATAAGCATAAACACCACCTACCATAGTTGAAGCAGGTACCCAAATGTTAGCTCCAATATCAGGATCAATAGTTTGTAACCAAGGCCAGTATGAAGCGGCATACGAAGTATTACGAGTCGCAGCTTGAGTAGTTACAGTTGTAACGTTTGAATCATAAGGTACTAAGTCTAATACAAAAATATTATCACCTCTGTTTTGAGTGTTTGAAATAATATTCGATACTTGAGAAGTTTGTAATGAGTTAAATAAACCAGGAGTTAATAATACGTTAAATTTATAATCATCTTGGTTAGATAATAAATTAATCATATTATCATAGCTAGCACTACCTATACCTTGTGAGAAGTTACCGTCAGTAATTGTATTGTAATATTGAGCTTTTCCATTAAATAAATTACCTGTTGCGTTTTGGAAAGCACCACTAGCATTTAAAGGAATAGAACTAGTATATTCAGCTTTGAAAGTACCATCATTCTTAAAGTAGTTTGGAGTAGGTAAGTTAACAGCTTTAACTCTTACATATTTTGAATTATTTGGATAAGAACCAGATACTTGGATTTGGTTGTTAGAAGAGTTATAGTTTAAAGCATAATCACCAATTACTTTTGAAATATAATTAGGTGAGAATGGATCCATAGATAAGTTAGTCCATGTTTCTAATACAATTGGAGTATTTGTTGAATCGTTACCTTGTCTAATTAATAATGAGAAAGTACCTGATGAAGTGTTTGAGTTGACAATTTGCCATCTAATATTATCTGATGAACCACTTGGTAAAGTACCATCACTTGCTAAACTTGAACTACTATTCATAATAGCACCTTTAGATAAAGTTTCTAATGAAAAAGCAGCTGAAGATGAATTAGAAGCAGAAATAGGGAATGATTCAGCAGGAGTAAATGATCCTGTTACTACTCTAGCTACTAATAATGTTTCTCCACCGTTATTAAAGTAATTATAGGCAGCAATTGAAGTAAAGTAAGTGTAAACTTGGCTTGAACTTTGAAAAGTTGTACCAAAAATATTCTGATATTGACTGTAAGAAGTAACAATTGTAGGAACTTCAACAGGACCTTTAACAGTAGGACCAATAAGCGCAGCTCCAACAGTTACTGGTTGTTGGGTGATAAATGACTGGTCGTTTTCTAGAGCTAATACGCCAGGTGATATTAAAGTTGATGCCATTTTCTTTTAGTTTTTATTCTATTATAAATATGTTAAAAAATCTCAAAAGTAAGATTAACTTACAACCAATTAAATAAAAACCCTTAAGTATAAATATTATTATTGTAAATAAACAATAATAAAGTTTACATCATCATTTGTAGAAGCTCCAATATCTTTAATAAAGAATGAACCAGCTGATGGAGCGGTTTCTTGAACCATTAAAGCATTATTGCCTGGAGAAGTTGAACCTGATGCTTTAGTAGCAGTAACCCAATATTGTGTTTGGAATCTTTTTCCAGATAAAGCAGTTGGATTAATTGCGGCACTAACACCTGAAGCTAATTTAATTGAACCTGCTAAAACTCCTAACCCACCAGGTTGGAAATTTACTCCACTTCCACTAGGGTTAAAAGAAGGTGCGTTAGTGTTTATATATGAAGCTCCGGAAGCAGTACCTGCTAGAGGACCTATGAATGATCCAGTAAATGATCCAGTGAATGAACCTGTTAGGTTTGCAGTCCCTAAATACGACCCTGTAAATGAACCTGTTAGGTTTGCAGTCCCTAAATACGACCCTGTAAATGATCCAGTAAATGATGAAGCAGTTATAGCATTTAATACTCTAATACTACCAGATTGATTTAAACTACCTGTTAATGTTAAAGAACCTGATAAAGTTATATCATAAGATACTAATCCTGTAAAAGCATCTACTGATTGAGTAACATGACCTGTTTGGATTGTTGCTCCATTTATTATACCTGATTTTGAGAATACTGCCATATGTTATAAATATGTAAAGAAAATTAAGTTATATTAATTAAAATACCGTTTTGAAAATTTAGGTTTTGTTGACCTGGGGGATTGCCTACAATAGTAACAATACCTGTATGTCCTGCAACTGGAGTAACAGGTGATGTTGTTATTATATTACCACCAGAATCTACTTCTAAATTTGCTACTGATGTTCCTGGAAACGCTGATGGGTTGTTGTATGCGGGTAATGACATTTGTAGGCTATGCATACTCCAGTTAGCAACTTCAGCTGTACTACCAGCATTTGTACCTTTAAGTATTCTAATTCTGTTTTGATAGAGGTCAATAAATGAAGCGGAAGTGTAAGTTCCTCCTGGGGCATTAAATCCTATTTGTCCACCTTCATTTGAAGTATCACGGGCTCCTAAAGTTAAAGTATTTTCAGATGGACCTAAACTAGATGTGGCTACAGCAGCACTACCTGTTATTACTACATTCTGGTTTAATGTATTAACATAGGATGCTGTTAGGGCAGAAGTAGCACTTCCAGAAAGTGAACCTGTAAATGAAGTTGCTATGACTGGTCCTACTACATTTAATGATCCTGATATTGCTGCTGAACCGGTAAAAGGGAATGGTGAAACTGAGGAACCTCCACCTCCACCTCCTCCACCACCGCCCAAAGATGCTCTAAATAAGCCTCCTGGTAGTATTCTATAAGATGTTGAATTTGTAAAATCACCATTGTTTCTTATTAATATAGCTCCAAGATAAATTGCATTTTGTTTTGTATTTTCTACTTCGTTAAAAGGCTCGTATGGTAAATTAGCAGCAGCATCAATTTCACTAGCATATGTGCTAGAGCCATAGTATACAACGATTCCTTTAGTCGCTGAGTTTGGATACCAAAATACCCTCTGTATAGACCATTGTCTATTAGCACCATTTCCTGGTACTGGCTGTAAACTACCTGAATTTCCCGGGTTGTAATTAGCAGGATCAATTACTGTGTAACCCAGTCCTCCATTTGTATCTTGTACGAACTCAGAACCAGACTGATAGTACCGGAATATTTTAGATACATTAGTCCTTGGATCGGTAATGTAGGAAGGATTATTTGGATCTACCTGGTAATTTCTACCATCTGCAAATGCTATACCACTTCCAACCTCTAATCCTAATGAACTACTAGTGAATAAAGTATACCCAGATATTTTTAATGGTCCAAATGCTTTAATAAAGTCATAAGTCCTTTGTTTGTATCCATAAGCAGTATTAGGGTAGGCAATTTGAGCATTAATTGTTGATTTATTCTGGTGAAGAACAGTTCCAATTTGGATTGAGGTATTGTATTGACCATCAGTCCAAGGAGTAGTTTGCTGTATTATACTACCACTTGAATCAATACCTACAAATGTTTGAATGGAGGAAGTTCTATAAGTTAAAGTTTGGCCTGTAAGATTCCCCCAGTTTATATACTGTACTATTGGGTATGGGTTAGTGGTTAAAGATGCATTTAAATTAACTATAATACCACTACCTGAACTTATATTAAAAGTAGTAGAAGATGCGGTGGTTATTAAACCACCGTTTAATAATCCGGTGTATAAATTACCTTCTAACCATCTTAGACGGGTTACGTTATTGTACCCATTTCCGTTTTGAGAAAAATATAAATCGTTTGTAGAACCGGAAACGTATATGTAAGAAGCTGATATTGAAGTATCAATGTTCTTAACAACAGGGTCAAACTTAATTACACCGTTTGTTTCTACATCACCATAAATTTTAATAGTAGGTGTAGCAGGAACTGTTGTTGATCCAGAAATTATAATACTACCGGATAGGGTAGTATTTCCTAATAATGTATTATTTCCTATTTGGATTGTTGAACCTGTTATATTTAGAGATCCTGTTATAAAGACATCTTGATGTAATGGATTAATATAAGATGCTGTTAAAGCATATGAAGCACTTAATGTTGTTCCACCATTAATTAAAATTGTTACATCATTAAATTGACCTATAGAAGCTGTGACTCCTGATCCTATGAAGTTAATTTTATTAACTTGAGTGGTAATTTGACTACCTTGATTCTCAATTTTAACAGGTATTAAACCTGGTTTACTTAATAATGCCATTATTCTATATTATCTGTTGTTTCTAAGAAAATAGTTGTTTTAGTTTTATTATTAAACTTATTAATAGAATTAGTATTCTTTTGAATATTATCAGGAATAATA